GAAAGGGTTCTTCAAATTTCTGATACTCTTTTTAAACAATACGAGCATCAGAATTTTTATTCCGCCAGTCATATTTTCAAATAACATTGTCGTATTTGACTAAGAGTGGATCATTCAGAGTCTGTCAATTTAAGGAGAGAGTCTTCTAACTATTTGAAGCCTTGAAGATACTTTCGCTCGAAAGTAAAAATAAAAAAGTTCCTGTTTTATTTTGTATTTTACTCGCTTATTCGTATCTTTGCACTAAGCATCGCCCGAATGCTTTAGAGAAAGTGGGTGGTGTACTTTAGTGGAAAAAACAAAGAAGCGTTATGCTTTTCTTGTATCTAGAAACCTGAGAAATTTCAAAAGTACGACAAGAGAACATGATAGCTTCCACGTTATAGCGTGGAATGTTATCCTATCTCCCGTACAAGGTTTTCTCAGGACCTCTAGATGAAGATGGACATACAGTTCCACGCTTCATAATTAACAAGTTGTCTTCTAAGGGACTGGGAGGATGGGACTTTTGATACAATAAAACTACAAATTATGGACTTTAAAGATTCTATTTTCCAATTAGCTGAGAGAGTGTCCTCTTTGAAAGAATCTATCCAAACAGAGGAAGCAACGAAGAATGCATTTATCATGCCATTTATACAGATTCTCGGTTATGATGTGTTTAACCCGCTAGAAGTCGTTCCTGAGATGGATTGCGATATTGCAAAGAAGAAAGGCGAGAAGATTGATTATGCAATAATGAAAGATGGCTCCCCCATTATGTTGATTGAGTGCAAACACTGGAAGCAGGACTTAAACTTGCATGACAATCAGTTGAAGAGGTATTATGTTGCATCGAAGGCAAAATTTGGACTGTTGACAAATGGTATTGTTTACAGATTCTATACTGATTTAATAAAGGAAAATATCATGGACGATGTTCCTTTCCTTGAGTTTAATTTGGAAAAGATAAGAGAAACACAAATTGAGGAAGTTAAGAAATTCTGTAAGGAGAACTTTGACCTTGAAAACATCCTAAGCAGTGCGAATGAACTAAAATACATGTCGGAAGTCAAGAAAATCATCCGTTCAGAATTTGACGAACCATCTCCTGAACTAGTCAAAATACTGACCAAACGTGTATATGAAGGCATTGTTACTCAAAAGGTGTTAGACCAGTTTACAGACATTGTAGAACGAGCTTTGAAGAGTCATATCAACGATGTGATGAGTGAAAAGCTAGGTATTGCTATTAAAGCTACAGAAGTGGCTGGAGCTCCTATTCAAACGCCACCGACAGCACAAGAGCAGAAAGAAGAGGAACCAAAGAAAGATGACGAGAAAGCTTCTAAGATAAATACAACAATGGAGGAGATGGAGGGTTATTACATAGTGAAGAGTATCGTATGTGAGGTCATTTCATCCGAGCGTATCACATATCGCGACTCACAGTCCTATTTTGCCATATTTGCTGATGACAACAATCGCAGACCTATTTGCAGGTTGCATTTTAATAACATCAACAATAAACGAATCGGCTTTGTTGACGAGAACAGGAATGAACAAATGGAAACCATAAAAAAAATAGATGACATATACAATTTTAAAAAACAACTGATAGAGGCTGCAAAACGATATGTTTAAATGAATCAGACCTTAAGGAGGAAGCCTGTCTCATACAATACATAGCAGAGCAAAAAGAAATAGATAATAATTTAATTGATTCACAAATGAAGAAGATACTTATATTATTGGCATTGCTTGCTACCCAAAGCCTATATGCACAGCATTGGACTAAAGAAACAGAATCTGGAGACGAATTGTTAGGAACATCAGATAGAGTTAAATTTAAATATATTGATTCTATTAATGTTCAAGCTTTTGCGTTTTATAGTGATGGTGACTATTGGAAAATAGGTATTGGCAGAGACGTGTTTCAGCCAGACAAACGTGGTACTTTAATTAGAAAAAAACTCAACCATGCGACTTACGCATTAATTGGATTTTATGATGAGTACAACCAATTATTAGAGAAATGGGAAAACTGTCTTTTGCAATTAACACAAGGACTACGTGTTGCCGAAACAGCGAAGAATATTTGGGGGAATAGCTAACCAATAAGCGAGATATGGCAAAAGAACAATTCAACAAGATTTTAAAAAAATAAGTAGAACTACAAGATATGATAAAAATGAAAACAACTTTACTAATTACTCTGCTGTTATCGATGACAGTGGCGAATGCACAAGAATTTGAATTGAACGAAAAAGGTGCTTATGAGCGGCAAGAAGTTATTCAAGTGGAGGGAGCAACAGCAGTTCAGTTATACGATCGAGCAATGATCGCCTTGTCTGACTGGACTGGGTCTGACGGCAAAGCGAAAGTGGGTATTGACTATCAGAACCAAGAAACTCACACACTTATATACAAAGGAATGTTCTATCTTGGCTACAAACGTGTAATTATAAACGGATGGGATCGTTATGGCAACTTTACATTACGAATACGTTGCAAGGACGGACGTGTTCAATTAACTTTAACAGTTCCCACTGTGACTTGTATTTACGACAAGGATGGCACCACAAAAGTTTATGGGCTACCAGAAGTATTAGGCGAAAAAGAAAAAGCAGGAAAGAAAAAGAAGGAACGAATGGAAAAATTGATAGACAATCTTAAAAACAATGCCGACACGATATTTGTCGCTATGGGTCTAAAACTAAAGGGTGACAATTCTGATGATGACTTCTAAATAGTTTTAATTGAAACTGGTTTGTTTTAATGAATAATAAAAATGCAGGGCAATAAAAGTCCTGCATTACCGCTTTCGCCCAAGCTTATTGGCAACAGCCAAACGAGGACGACGGAACCCCATGATCTAAGGCGAGGTCTTACAAGGCAAGATGCTCAACAATGCCGGGGCTATTCTAACAAGTTACCAATGTCCCATCTCAAGAATTCTTCGATGGGGACTCCACCGGAACCGACGACAAATGATTGTTTGGGATGGAATCTGTCACGGAATACGAAAAGCCCTTCATTGGTTGTCCTTCGCCCGCTTTTAACTTCTATAGCTATGCACTGTTTGTTGTATTCGATGATAAAATCAACTTCGTCTTCCCTCTCACGCCAATAGTACAATTTGTAATCATATTCGTCTTCCTGATTTAACAGATAGGCACCTACGGCACTCTCCACCCATCGCCCCCAAAGTTTGGGCGTGGTAAATGCCTTGTTGAAAGTTGTGCCAGACTGCGCAGAGAACAGTGCGGTGTTATAGACCATAAGTTTTGGGACAGAGTTGTATTTTCGTGCATCATCGGAAGCATATTTCTGTAAGCCACATATCAATCTCGATTCATCAAGGGTCGAAAGATAACCAGCCAGTGTTGTAACATTACCAGCATCCTGCAACTGCCCCAACATTTTGTTAAGAGAAAGTTCCTCGCTGGAATAGGTGCAACCAAGTTCAAACATCTGTTTCATCAATGCTGGCTTATAAACGGTTTTAGTCTGGAGAACGTCGCGCTCAATGGCAGGAGCAATAATGCTGTCCTTGACGTATCGACGCCAACGGCGCTCGTCGTTGATATATTTTGCACCTCCAGGATAGCCACCAAAATAGATGAAGTGATCAACGTCCATGTTAAAGGCTTCGTGCATCTCTGCATAGCTCCAGTGAGGCATACGGATTAGTTCATAACGCCCAGCCAATGATTCGGTTAGTCCATCCTTCAGCAGCAAACGTGAAGAGCCAAGGATAACAACCTTCAGATTAAGGTCATTGAATGTGTCTTCGTCCCATTCCTTCTTTACTGCCTCGCTCCAATTATCCAACTTGTGAACCTCGTCAATCACAAGCAGATACTCGTCCATTTTTGCCGCCTTCATTCTTGCGCGGGCAGTAGCCCACATCTCGCCTATCCATGCGTTGTTTGTCTCTTCAACATTATCTGCACTGACCAATAGGTGAGGGATGGTTGTCTCCTGCAGCACCTGCTTGACCAGCGTTGACTTGCCTACCTGACGCGGACCGGATATAACTTGTATCTTATCACGCGGTTCCAATATACGTGAGAATAATTCTTTGAATTGCGCTCTTTTAAACATAACTATTTGATTTTACGGAACAAAGATAAGCAAAATTCTCAAATCTACCAAACAAAATTCTCAAAAGATTCAAGAAAAATTCTCAAAAGTTCACACAGAGGGTCAGACCCTGTGTGAACGAAAAAGTCCTCGACATGACCGAAAATTGGATGCCGAGAGATGAAACTCTGAAACTAGTTTCAGTGAATTATGTAAATTTGTTATTTTTGTGCTCCGAAAGAGGATGCTCACACATTACTCAACAGCCAACCAACATAGACGAGATAGCCGACGACTAACAGGAGTCCCTCCCAACGCTCTACGGTATACTTCGTACGGGAGAACAGCCAGAC